TTAATGACAACTACAAACTGTAATAATCTTTGGAAAGCATATGTTAGTAAAAAACTGAATGCTGTTGCTGCTACTTCACAGGGTATCTGGCAGTGCAGTATAATGGCGACTATCTATTTAAAACATCTTCACTCATTCTTTCAATCTATGCCTTTATTGAAAGGTGCTTTTATGAAAATGACACTAAATTTAAACAACTGTTCTGCTTATGTTACAAAAGCGACATCATCTGGTTCTATGACGATTACCCAAGTAAATAATGCCGTTGGCGGTGTTTGCCCTATAATGATTGCCTCAAATGAGACTGGTTCAGGAATGGAAAAAGCGGTTGGTTCAACTCAAAAACCAACCGCATCAACACCTTTTATTGCGAATATTTCCGTTGGTAATAAAGTTATTGACAGCACATTAAATTCAAGTTCAACCGTATTTCCAGTTGCTATTGGTGCTCTAGGTGGTTCAGTACAGTTGTTTGTTCCATCTTACACATTTAATCCCGCTTATGAAAACGCTTATATTTCAAGTCCAATTAAACAAATTAATTACACCGATATTTACCAATACCAAATTTTAAATATATCAAGTGGTGGAACTATTAATAATTTAGTGACAAACGGTACTGCTGGGTTAAAATCTGTATTGGTAATTCCTTTTTACAGTTCAACATCATCTACAGCAGGAACAACTGGTCTCCCTACGGGTATACCCGTTTATCAAAGTCCATTCGACCCCGCTGGATGTGGTTGTACATCCCCTCTTGCTTTATTAACAAACTTTAATGTTGTAATTTCAGGACAAAACGCCATTTATTCAAATGTCCGCTACACAAATGAAATTTTTAATAATCAAGTCCTAGGTGCTAATGCGGTCAACGGTGCTTTGACTGATGGTCTTACAAGTTCATTATTTAATTCTCTTGGTTTTGAAATGGGTTACTGCTATTATTATGTAGATGTTAGTCGTATGCTTCCAGTTGAGGTTTCAGTCCCTAAATCAGTTCAAATTATAGGAACTAATGCTTGTGGTAAAGCACTCGACCTTTTTGTATTTCTCGAATATTCCCAAAGTATTCAAGTAGATGTTCTCTCTTCCGCAAGAGTTTAAATTAATAATATTCAAAAAAATTAAAAAGTAAATAACAACTAAATATGATTTATTTAGGCGTTATTTTTTGTTAAGCAAATTCCATTATTTTTTTCTTATCTTAAATATATAATGTCGCTTATTCACATAGACGCATCGCCGAAACAACTTTCAAGATTACGTAACGGTCATAATGTAAGAATTAAAAAAATGATAAATGGTGAAGGATTCAACCTTTTTGTAATGGACCCTACTAAATATAGACATATTACGCAAACATTCGCAAGGGATAAAGGAGTAAATATTCAACTTTCACCTCAAGAAATAGAACAGAATAAAAATTTATCGCCCGAATATCATCAAGATGTAAAAGCACAAAACCCAACTATGTCAGGAAGTGGAATTTTTGGGAAAAAATTTGACCGATTTGTAAGACGAACACTTGGAAAAAAAGCAAAACGCCAGTTATACAACGCAACAAAGGTTTTAAAACCGTATTTAAAACGAGGATTGGACGAATTGGAAAAAGTCGCCCCTCAAATTGGGTCTCAAGCATTATCCAGTTTAGCGTTAATGTCTGGAAATCCTGAACTCGTCCCACTCGCAAGTAAAGCAGGAGAGCATTTGGGGTCTAAATTAGGTCATATGGGAGCAAGAGAAGGTAAGAGGTTTTTAGATGGTGGAAATATACACAAAATTCATAACCCCCGAGATTTACAAATGTTAAATAAGGAGTTAGGAACTAATTACGATTATTTACGAAATAGTGCTTTAGAATCCGCAAGGGCAAACCAACAATCCGCCAATATGATGCCTAGCACAAGATATGACAGCGAAATGGTTTTTGGGTCTGGATTATATGCTGGTGGAAATTTACGAAACAGAAAAACCAGATACGATTTAGGAGTGAACGGTGGTATGCTTTATAAAGGTCATTCCGCTTTAGCATCTCAACCCGCAGGGGCACATTTTCAATTTTCAAAAACATTACCACCACAATTTCAAAAATATCATATTGGAGTAGGTTCGGGGTTATACCTTTAATTTAGGGTTAATTGTAAAATTAATTTCTTGATTAAATATATAATGTTGACAGACATACAACTGACGAAATTATGCGATAAAATGGGCGTTCCTTTAGAGTTAATATGTTTTAAAGATGAAATCCCGAAAAAACTCAAATACAACAAATCTTATATTATAAATTTAGAAGACAGTTTAGACGAAAACGGGGACGAAAATGAAGGGTCACACTGGACTTGTCTACAAATCAATAAATATCCAAGTGGTAAGATTGAACCTTTTTATTTTGATAGTTACGGGGGACCTCCACCAGAAATTATAAAAAAATCTGTATTAAATACTTGTGGACAAAAACTACCATTTAATACAAAAGATATTCAATCTTTAATGAATAGTGCTTGTGGGTATTACTGTGTTGCTTTATTACATTTTATAAATGAATGTCCATATAGATGTAATGATTTATATAATGACGTAGAGACATTTTTGAGTATGTTTGATGATTTGAATAAATCTGCCGATTGGAAAAAAAACGAATACATTTTAAAAATGTTCTTTCAACCAAAAGACGCTTCATTACGAAAAGATATTGATATTGAAACTATTGTAAGTGAAAAAGGTAATGATTTAACCGAAGTTCCTGTAAATGTTAATTATGTTTAGTTTTTAGTTTTTATAAAATATATTCAATATTATAATGAATATATTTTAATTATTATCTATCGTTTGTAATAACACTACTTGTTTTTTAGCGTTTTCTAATGTTGTAGCGTAAGAATGAAAAACTCCATTATCAAAATTTTTTACAGAGTATAAAGGTTTGTTCCTTATTTTTCGTATCTTATAGGGCATTTATATACTATAAAAATATTATATTTTAATCTAACTTGATATAGGTTTTTTCCATATTGGAACTGCTTCCCATTTCGGTCATCGCTTTATCTAGTTTGGTTTGTTCTTCGCTATGATTTGCGAATTTATCCGTTAGGTATGTATGTCTCATTTGATTTACAGATATTTTTCTATTACCAAATATGCGGTTAAATCTTTGATTAATTTTAACACTTGATAAAGGGTTCATATTACTGTCAAATAATAAATATTCCGTTGGGTTTACTTTAATCCATTTTGAAATAATATTTTTTAATTGAACCGGAATATCAACTTCTTGTCTTCCGTAAGTTTTTGCCGTTTTATAAGTATTAAAAATAAACTTGTTTTTTTCCATATAATTATTTTTTTCTTTATCAATATTTTTTATTTTAAAATCACAGTAATCTAAACTACGTCGAGGTGGTATTAATAATCCAGATGAAACCGACAAAATAATAAAGTTTTGGATTTCTTGTAAATCTGCGGGGGTAAGTTGTTTCTTTTTATAAAGTAAATCTGCGGTTTTTTTCAATTCGTTATAAATATCTTTTACCTGCGAAGTATCAACCCAACTTTCTTGCTGTGCAGGGGTTTTCTCTTGTTTGTTAATATCGGCGTTGTAATCCCGAACATCGCTAAGCATTAAATCCCTATATGGTTTTTTATCCGTTATGATAACTAAAGCAGATAAAACTGTTTTCCTTTTATTTGGCGGAATATCCTTTAAAAATTTTAAAGTTTCATCAATATGATTATCAAACATATCTAAATCAATCTCCTTTTCCTTTCCAAATACCTTTTGAAATAAGTTTTTTAAAATTGAACTATATGTTGTTATGCTTGAACTAGAGAGAGAGTCTCGTTTATTCTTTACATATTCTTTTACTTTATCCATCTATATAATTAATTTATATTTTAAATTTCTAAATATAAATCAATTATTTCGCTAAAGATTAATCTAATGGGATTAATAAATTAATTGGTATTAAAAAATGAGGCGTTGGTCTATCGTATTTTCCTAAACGGGTCGTTGAAATATCGCACCGCTGAAAAGTATAAAATAATTCTTTAT